TCTGCCGGGTAGCATTATCGACGTTGCCGCCCGATCCAGTAGACGCAGCGCGCAGATCGGCGCTGTTGAGCGCGTCCGCGACCTTGTTCATCTTGATTTCACGTGAAGCAAGATTGCGGGCTTCGCTAAGGGCCGCCCATCCCGCCTGCGGATCACCCATCAACACATCGCCCGCGCCGGGTTTTGAGACCAGATTGTCGATCTGGCTGGCAATTTCGGCTGTGAGGGCATTGTTGGACTTGTTGCCCGGAATATAGGCGTTCCCGGCCATCTTGCGGATGGCATCGAGGCCCTTAAGCGTGACGTTCTGGCCTGCGAGGTTGTCGATCTGCTGCAAAACAGCCGCTGCACCAGGCTCATTGGCCGGGAGAAAGGCGCGATCCGCGAAGGCATTAGCGATGCCAGTACGGAGCTTGTTGATTGCATCGGGCGTGAAGGCGACGCCAGCCTTATCCGCGCGGTCATAGGCAGCGCTTTTGAGCGCCGAAATGTCGTCCAGCGAGGGGATGACGGGCTTCTTGTTGAAGAGGCCAGCCACCTTGTCAACACCGGACGAAAGAGCATCGCCAAGCATGCTCCCAAGGCCACCTGCACCCGCCCCGATAAGCGCGCCAGTCCCGATGTTCTGGTCGTTTCCATAGGCATTCAGCGCGCCATAGGCGGCGCCTTCCGGTGCCATGAGGCCGGCGCGAGCAAGTAGGCCCGGAATGCCCTCCATCGCTGACGTGCCGAACTTTCCAGCCATCGTAAGGCCCGTACCGGCGATCTGGCCGGCCGCTTTCGCGCCACCAGCAATCTCAGAGGCTGTTCCAGCCCAGCCGGCACGGTCACGTACGCCCTGCATCTGTTGGTCGATCTTGGCGCGCTCTTGGTCGTAGTTGGTGCCGTTCGTGGCGGCGCGCAAATATGCAGCCGCCTTGTCCGCAAGGCCGAAGCTGGCACCATGGGCTAGCGATTGAAGTTCATCGCTCAGGGCAACGGGTGCCTGCTTATACCAGGGCGCATTGCTATAGGCCGCAACATTGCGATCTGCCTGAGCCTGGCGAATGTTGGCTTGGTAGGCGTCGGGATTGTCGAGGGCTGGATTGACGCCCGGCATGGGAGTTGGCTGTTGGTTCATGCCCTGAAGGGCCTTTACAGCCGTATCCTGGTCGGGTGCCTCAACTTCAAAGGTGCCCTGCGGCGTCTGGAATTGGAACGTGGCCATTAATTGACCTTCCGAACGCGGACACCATTGCCAAGATCTTGCCAGCCGTCGCCATTCCCCATTGGTTGCGGATTGGTCATTTGCTGGATCACTCGATTGCCGGCCGGCGTGGTCGCGGCTGCATCACCCGGCTGATATCCACTCTGTGGAGCGGCAGCCTGCGGCGCGGCCCCGGCGTTGGCGTTCTGGTCATACGGGTTGGTGCCTGCCGGCATACCAGCAACGGTGGCATTCCGAAGGCTGTTCTGGCGATAAACCAGGGATTGACGAATCTGTTTCGTCATGTCGTGGATGGTTGCGCTGGACCAACTCGAACTCAGGTTCTTTCCAGCCAGCTCGAGGGCATGGTCGGTGGGTGAGTTGCCGCCCATGTAAACGTTGCCGAGGTCGGCAGTCAGGTCGGTGATTGCTGCGTCGAGTTTTGTGGCGAGGCTCGCCGCGTCCTGGCCGTAGAGGCCGTTCTTGGCAGCGGCAAGATTGGCCGCATTGAGGACTTTGAACTTGCCGGCATCCCACTGCGAGGCGAGTTGGTCGATCTGATTGAGCTGTTCCGAGGCGAAGTCCACCGACTGGCGCAAGCGAAGCTGTTGCGGGCCATTCGCTGAGGACAGATAGCGCTGCGTGGCCTGCCAGTCTTCTTGTGCTGTGGTAAGGTTATACCCCTGCTTGGCGAGTTCCGCGCGAACCGGCCCCGAGAACTTATACAAGCCCTTCATGTCTGGCGGCTGATCGCCATTGACGATCGCGCCCGCAATAGCCTTAGCGTCGTCATTCGTGCCGCCTTGAGCGTTCGGGGCCGAAATGAACGACTGGTTTTGCGTGTCGAAAAGCTGACCCTGCCCGACGTTCACGAAACGGCCGGCACCCCCCTGCGAGCCAGGAATGCTGCCCGTGAGGATGAAATTACGACCTTCCGGCGTTGAAGGATCGAGGCCATACTGCTTCGCAGCATCCGCGCGCTGATCGAACGCAGTCGGGCCGACGGTCTTCATCTTCTGCTGAAGATAGGCGCTGAGCATCTGCGGATCGGAAACCAGAAGGTTCGCTGTGCCCGCGTCCATGCCCTGCTGTTGGAGGTAGGCAGCCGTGCGGTTCTTGGCCGCCGTATGCGGCATCAAGAGAGCGGAGAAGAAATCGCCAATGCCGCTGCCTGCGGGGCTCGCCTGAGCGGTTTGTGCCTGTGGCTGGGCTTGGGGAGCCTGCGGAGCAATCGAGGGCTGTTGAGGCTGTATGGATGACGTGCCCATGCCAGGGTTCTGGGAAAGACCTGACGCGTTCTGGGTAGGCGCGAAGCGCGCAAGCGAGGCCTGGAACGCGTTCGGGTTCGCGTGGTCGCTGAATTGCTGCGCGTAATACGGATTGCCCTGCGCAGCGTTGCCGCCAAACAAGGACGACAGGATGTCGGTCAGGTCCATGCCGCTGCCTCGTTAGAACTGAGTTTTGAGCTGCGGATAATCGGAAACCAGATGTTTCGTCGTGCCTGGGCCCGTGCCGTCAACGTTGAAATCGCCGGAATGCCTGCTGATAAAACTGTTATACTGCGGCATTTGCGGAGCCTGCGTGGTGGAAGCGACAACTGGAGGCCGAAGCGCGTTCATGGACGCCACGGTCTGCGCCTGCGCCTGCTGTGGCGTCCATGCCGGCGTCGGATAAGCAGGAGCCTGGATCTGCGGAACGGGCGTCTGCTGGTAGCCGCCGCCATAGCCGGAGTTGCCCATGAACATGGCAGCGAGCGGCATGTTGGTCTGCATGGGAACGGGAGGCGTTGCCGGCATGCTCATTGGCGAAGCACTGATCTGGGGCGTGGAGGAAGTTTGACCGCCCATTATTTGCCTCCAAAGAGCGAACCAACAGCGCCGAGCGCAGCCATCGGGTTCGAGGATTCGGAATGTCCGGTCTGCGTGCCGTAGTTCCCAGCCGAGCCAGATGCTGCCGCTTGCAACAGACCCAGCCGGTTCCACGGCTGATTGTCATTGGCATAGAACTGGCTGATCACGTCGTTAAGGTTCTTCTGGCCCTGCGTGTCGATCGCCTGGCCGGCCTTCATTGTCGCGTCGGCGCCAGTCAGGGCATTGCTGAACTGCTGCTGGTCCAGGTTCGCCATGTCCTGCGAGCTGGTGAGCGCGCGGTTAAGGCCCGCGTTACGTGCGGCATCCAATTGGCTATTCGCCGAAAGCATGTTGGCGGTGTCGTTGTTGAACTGGTTCATCAACGCGTTGGAGCGAATGTTGCCCAACTGCGTCGTCAGGGCATTCGTGTCAGCGCCGGAACCATAGCGGCCGGCGCCTGAAAACTGGCTCTGAACCTGAGCGGCCGTGTTATCGAGTTGGCCTTGCAGCGCAGAATTGAAATACGGGTTGCCGTTCTGCAAATAGGAGCCATTGGCCATGTTTTGCAGGTTCTGTTCGGCATAGGAGGGGGAAACCGAGGCAGCGCCAATCCCCTGAAACAGCGGACGCGTCTGTGCGGTGTTGGTGTTCGCTCCTGCGGTGGCAAGTTGGTTGATGCCCGAGAGCGTCGTGCTCGACAGCGGATTGACGGTGGAACCCTGATAGGTGTTCCCGCCCACGCCAGCATTGTAGAGGTTCTGAGCCTCGCTCGCCGACTGCTTGAAAAGCGGCTCAGCCCAGGCGGGCGGCTTGCTTTCCTGGGTCGAGCTAGTGGATGTTCCCATCGGCTTCTACCTTGATTTTGCGGTAAAGCACCGCGAATGGCTTGTAGCCGTGCTGCGCAAGGAGAGGCTTCCAACCTTCCCTGCCCTCAACGGCGAAAACTCCACAGTTCTGTTGACTGGCCCACGCTTCGACAGCAGCGCAAAGTTCAGCCGCGTATTTATGGACATCGCGGCCTGCCAGATCGCAGAGCGTCGCTATCTTCTGTCCGGTTGCATCGACGGTTCGGATTGACGACATCGCCATCGAAACGAACTTGCCGCCGTCCAGCACGAGCCAGAGCGTCTTCTTGCCGCTCAGGAACTCGCTGTAGAGCGCGCCCATGGTGACATCGCCCGGAAACCGGCGAGCGAGACGGCCCATCTCGCACAGGACATCCGACATATACGGCGCGAGACGTTCCAGCGGCCACTCGCTGGCGTTGACGATAATCAATGCATCCCCGCCGATTGTGCGGTCAGTTCGATGCCCTGCGCGTCGCCCCAGGTCGTGCCGGCCGGGATGATGGTCTTGGCCTGGAGGAACCGCCCAGCAACCTTGATATCAACCCGTCCTGTGCGGCTGTTCGGGCTATAGTTCGCGGTCCACGTCACGGCGTCACCGCGCTTCATGCGCGTTCCGATGGCAACCGTGTAGGAATTGGTGTCAACGATCGGATAGGCTGAGGTCAGGAGCGTCACCGTTCCTGTAACATCACCCTGTTCCTGCGTTGTGATCGTCGCTTGCTTGGCCGTGCCGTTGAAGAAACCTAGCCTGAAATCTGTCGTGAAGGCTGCAAGGAGCGGTGCACCGCCCTGCCAGACCTTGGCGTCGAGCGAATAGGGCAACAGATCGATGTTGGTAGAGACGCTATCCAGACCTTCGAGCGTGTAGCCCGCCGTCGCGGCCGGGAAGATGCCTACATTGTCCTGCGAGGCGATCGACCAGCGCTGTTGCTGCCAGTCATAGATCACAATCGAGCCGAAAGTGCCTTTCCCGGTCAGATCACAGGCCCAATACACGCGAGAGTAGAACGGATCGATGGCGCCGACCATGGAAGCGATGTTCGAGGCCGACATTTGCCCGAAAATCGTCCGATCGACCTTTTCGAAGCCGACTCCGGCGATGGTTCCGTCCGCCCCAACCTGGAAAAAGCCGCCTTCATCGGCATAAAAGGCCATATCACCCCGAGAGGCGATGGAATAGGGCGATTTTGCGCCTCTTTTGTCCTGGATCTTCTGGAAAGTGAACACCACCGACGATCCGGGCACAAAAGTCGCCCGATAGATGTTCCTTTCGAGGAAAATGATCGGGTTTGTCGCCCTCGAAGAGCCCTGAACCACGCCACCTTCCGGGAAATCCTGGAAATCCGAGTTGTTTGAGCCGGGTGTCCAGAAGGCGATATTGTTCAAACCTGACCATTGGACGCGGTTAGGGTTCGTGGCGAGCTGCAAAAGGCAGAGGAAATCGCCCCAAGCCCTTACAAATGCCGCTTTCGGAGGCGAACCACCCAAATCGGCAAATTGTGTACTGACACCAAGCTGAAAAACCTGCGGATTGTCGTTGATGTTGACGGCAATCACATAGTCCCCGAACTGCTCGAAGCACCATTGCGCTACGGTGTTTGCGCCATAGGTCGTTGCAGCCTTCGAAACGTCCGTCCAGACCAGTGTCGTGTTGTTCAACTGGTAGAGCTTCGTTGCCGTGCCGGCGAAAATCGAAACCTGCCCGTTCTGGCTTCTGGCGCGGAAATAGCCCAGCGGTTGGGCTGGGAGCGCCGACGTGAACGGCACTAGGTCAGGAAACGGGATGTAGGACTTCTGCGAGCACAGGACGTTCAGGATGTCGCCCGTGTTGTCGCCGTTGAATTCGGCCGTGTCCGGGGTCCATTCCGTGAAGGGGACAAGCGTCACGACGGCGCTCCGCCACGGAAGGTGATGCCGGCGCGGGCATATTTGCCCAGCATGTCGGATCGGTTCATGGCGCCCGCGAGAGAGGCCGCAAGACCGCCCTGCGTAGCCATTTCGTCCTTGTTCTTGACGAACTCAGCCGCCCAAGCCAGCGTTGCCCTCAGATAGAGGTTGGGCGACTTGGCAAGCAGCCAATTGGTGGTGTTCGAGTTCGATAGCGCCGGGATTTTCTGGTAATAGAGCAGCCCAATGGAATTGCCCGTTGCTGGGTAGATGTAGAGGTTCGAGCCGACGATGGAGAAGAACTCGGCAAACCCACCGGCCTGCGTTGACTGGTTCGGATACCAGCGCTGAGCCTGGTCTGGCGTGAGATATTTCAACGTACCGCGCCATGAGGCATTATCGGTGACGCGGATGTATTCGAGATAATCGGAAGGAAGTGGCGCACTTGCAACCGGGCTGCTTACACCGGCAACGAGACCAGAGGTTGGCTCAACCCATGTTGCCCCGAGAGCAATGGGTGTACCGCCATTCTGGAGCGTTTCTGCGCCTGAAACTACAGAGACATAGACATTCCAGCCCGTGGCATTCGCTGGCGTTGTGGATGACGGAGGGCCTACATTGAGGACATTGTTTGCGGATACAGCGAACGAGGTCTCAGCCGAAGCCAGCGATTCCCCGGCGGTCGTGACCCATGTGCTGGTGACAAAATATGTCGTGCCTGCAATCGAGCCGCCAGCGCTTTGGGATAGCGTTCCGTTGGCAGGAGCCGTTACCGTGACATTTGCCGAGAGGAGCAACGTTGCCGACGCTTCCATTTCGCGACAACGAAGGGGATCGATCGCCGGGATTGCGCCGACATTATCGCCACCGTAGTTCAGCCATGCTTCGGCCATGGCGATGAAGTCGGGCACGTATGACGCAAGGTCGCTGCGCGCCAGATTGTCCGTCACCGCTTGCTGAAGCGAGGCGTAATCAACGATGGCAGCCATCAGACATTACCACGCGATGTGCGGAATTTCTTGAAATCGCCGTCATTCAGCCAGCGCTTCAAGAACGTGTCGTCCTTCTCGCGCGCGGCTTCGGCCAGTCCATTGGCATGGAACAGCGGCAGTGGCACCGAGGCGAGCGGACGATAATCACCGAAGCGATTGCCCATCGTTTCCATCTCGCGTTCGTGGTTGCTGTCCAGAATGCCTTGGATGGGCATGTCGATGCGGAACACGGTCTGGTCGTCCTGCATCATCATCCAGACGCTACGGCCGGTGGCGGGATCGTGCTCGAAGAGCTTCCACGGGCCATCCCAGATATCTTCCACGGAAATTACTCGCCGGGGAGCGGATCGGTGCGCTCGGCAACGCCAGCATTGATCAGGCGACGGGCCTCATCAAGCGGCAGTTCAAGCAGTTCGCCGGCTTCGAGGCGATCAATGCCGTCCTCAAGCCAGTAGGCGCGAACCAGTTTGACGGTCGCGGTCTTGTCAGCCATGGGTTTTCCTTTGGATTGAATAGAAAAAGGGCCACCCGGAGGCAGCCCTTTCTGTTTGCGCGGTCTTCCCAACTTAGGCCGGGAACGAGCCGAACGCGATGACGATGGTGCCGTTCAGCGCCGCCGAGGCGTGGATGTTCTGGACGATGATGACCAGGGAGCCAGCCGAAGGCGTGACGCGCATGATTGCCGGCGAACCAGCGTTGGACGTGCCGTAGGCAACCGACGCGAACACCATGTCGGTGGCCGCGATCTGGTTGTCGGTGACGGTCAGCGTGTAGGTCGCGCCGGCCGCAGTAGCTAGCGATTCCGACGTGACCACACCCCAACGGTTGTTGAGGGTGGCCGCGCCAGCGGTTGCCGTGGCAGTACCGCCATTCACTCGATTGTGCGTGCTCATAGCGGTTCTCCTTACGTGCTCGCGGTGAGGCCAAAGAGGTCAGCAATCACACCGATTGCGGCCTCGTTCTTCACCTTCAGGGCGACTTCACCGATGATGACGCCCTTCTGGCTGTCGCCGGTCTTGGCGATGCCGGGGTCTTCCTGGATCGGGCGAAGGGCAATCTTCGAGAGGAAGTTGCTGTCCGCCAGATAGGCGCGGCGAGCCACGGCGGCCGAAGTCGCCATGACGCGGTTCGGCATGATCGTGACCTTGCCGAACGGGCCTTCATAGATATCGGCGGTGCCGATGATCGTATTCTTGCCCTTGTCGTTGGCCGCGTAGCGGAAGTTCGCCACGGTGGAGTTCGACATGAAGGTGACGAACACCGACTTCACATACGGCGACACAAACAGCGTGTCGCAGTTGCCGCCGGACACGTAGACCGACTGCATCGTGGTATCGAGCATCGCCTGCGTGAAGGCGCGCTGCGTGCCAGTGGTTTCCGCGACCGTCAGGCCCGTGCCGGTGTTGAAGCCGCCATTGGCGCCGCCGGAGCCGCGATTGGTGTTGGTGGCGAGCCACGAGGGCAGACCGCCAGTGAAACGCTTGGCGCCGTTGACGGAGGCCGTGTTGGTGATCCAGGACAGTTCGACGTCCTTGCGGACTTCGATAGCTGCCTTGATCTTCTTCTCAGCGACCTTCACGATGTTGCCGGCGTTCTCGACCGCCTGCTGCGAGCCGGAGAATGACCAGCCCTGCGAGTAGATCTGGGTGTAGTTGCCCAGGCGGGTCGGCTGGATGAGGGCGTCGAACACGTAGTCGTCGCCTTCAGTCTGCGCATTGACCTGCGGCGCACGCAGAACGTCGGTTTCCCACTCGGGATGGACGCCCTGCGTCTTTTCCGAGCCGGCATAGGAGTAGATGGGGGTGTCTTCGGGGGTAATGCGCGAAACGATGTTCGAGAGCTGTTCGCGGTTACCCACTGCAACGGTCGAGAGGACCGTATTAAGTGGTGCGGCCATGATGGCTATCCTTGTTCAAGAGCGAGGAGGGCGGCAATTCCGTCCTTGACGGTGCCGGAGGTTTTCAGGCGATCCATCGCAGTCTTGACGTCCCTGGCTTTCTGCGTGTCGGCCGTTGGCCGGGTGCCGCTCTTCATAACGACGGGCGGTCGGCCTTCGACTTTCGCGGGAACCTTGGACTTCTGGGCCTGGAGATTCCTCCACTTGATGGCGTCCCGCAGCACCAGGATTTGCCTGTGATCC